AGTGAGGAAACTTGACTACTCAATCCAAATTTCAAAACTTTTCTACGAACGTTTCATTGCGAATGGAGAGATTAGCCTCTTCTCACCGCATGACGTACCAGGTCTCTATGATGCTTTTGGTACTGATTCATTTGACGATTGCTATGTGGGCTATGAATCAGACGAGTCTATTCCGAGAAAGACTATCGGGGCACAGGAACTTTTCCTAAGTCTTCTTAAGGAGAGAGCAGAGACTGGTCGTTTATATCTTATGAACATTGACCACTGTAACTCACACTCATCCTTCAAGGATAAGGTGAGCATGAGCAATCTATGTCAGGAAATCACTCTTCCTACTGATCCTATTAATCACATTGATGGTCAAGGCGAGATTGCTTTGTGTATTCTGTCTGCTATCAACGTTGGTAAACTGAAGAACCTGGAAGAACTGGATGAACTCTGTGACCTCGCTGTGAGGGGTCTGGATGCCTTGATTGACTATCAGGAGTACCCTGTTAAGGCAGCAGAGATGAGCACCGTGAATAGGCGTTCTCTCGGTGTTGGTTATATTGGACTTGCACATTACCTTGCTAAGAATGGTGCGAGTTATGATAGTACTAAGGCACATGACCTGGTACATAAACTGACTGAGCGTTTCCAATATGCTCTCCTCAATGCTTCCAATCATCTTGCAATGGAGAAAGGTCCATGCGGTTATTTTGGTAAGACAAAGTATGCAGATGGAATTCTTCCAATCGATACATATAAGAACGATGTTGATGAGATTGTACCAAATGATCTTCAGTGTGATTGGGAATTTCTTAGAGGTCGGATCAAAGAGTACGGTCTTAGGAACTCAACACTGTCCGCACAGATGCCTTCGGAGAGCAGTTCCGTTGTGTCAAACGCAACAAATGGAATTGAACCTCCTAGAGCATACTTGTCCATTAAGAAGTCCAAAAAAGGACCTCTTAAGCAAATTGTTCCCCAGTATAGTACATTGAAAAATGCATATACTCTGCTTTGGGACATGCCTAATAATGATGGATACATCAAAGTTGCTGCTGTAATTCAGAAGTTCTTTGACCAGGCAATCTCTGGTAACTGGAGTTACAATCCAGAAATGTATCCTGACAATGAAGTGCCTGTGTCAGTGATGGCGAAAGATCTTCTCACTACTTACAAGTATGGATGGAAGACTTCTTATTATCAGAATACATATGATGCTAAGAAAGATGGTGATGAAGAACCAACGACTGAAAATGTTGACAATCTAATAACCGAACTGCTAGAATCCGAGGAGGAAGACTGTGAGTCCTGCAAAATCTGAACTACAAGGAATGACCGTATTTAACAAGAACAAAGTAGACACAAAGAAACAACCTATGTTCTTTGGTCAACCATTAGGAGTTCAGCGATATGACTCCTTTAAATATCCCGTGTTTGACAAACTAACTCAGCAACAACTGGGTTATTTTTGGAGACCAGAAGAAGTATCACTACAGAAAGATCGTGCAGATTACCAGACTTTATCGGAAGAGCAGAAGCATATCTTCACTAGTAATCTTAAATACCAGATCATGCTGGATTCTGTACAAGGGCGTGGTCCTGGGATGGCTTTTATCCCTTATTGTTCACTACCCGAACTTGAGTCAGCAATGACCGTATGGGAGTTCATGGAGATGATTCATAGTCGCTCCTATACTTACATCATTAAGAACGTATACTCCGACCCTACAGAAGTCTTTGATACTATCTTAGATGATGAAAAGATTCTGGATCGTGCTTCCTCTGTAACACAATCCTATGATGAGTTTATTAGTCATGCTCATGAGTATGATAATGGAACCATGTGGGAACTTGCCAAGGAGGGTCACTATTCAGGACAGTTTGATCGTCGTGAACTTAAGCGTAAACTTTATCGTGCAGTTGCTAACGTGAATATCCTAGAGGGTATTCGTTTCTATACATCCTTTGCATGTTCATTTGCCTTCGGTGAGAACAAACTCATGGAAGGTAGTGCAAAAATCCTTTCTTTAATTGCTCGTGATGAGTCGCAACACCTTGTGCTCACTCAGAATATCATGAATAAGTGGAGAGATGGTGACGATCCTGAGATGCAAGTCATTGCTAAAGAGGAACAATCTTGGGTAATGAGTATGTTCCAGCGTGCTGTAGATGAAGAGAAGATGTGGGCAGAGTATCTGTTCAAGAATGGTTCTATGATTGGTTTGAATGAGCGTCTGCTTCATAACTATGTGGAGTGGATTGCTAATCGTCGTATGAAAGCAATCGGCATCAAACCTATGTTTGACATTCCTGCTAAAAACAATCCGTTACCTTGGACGGAGCATTGGTTAAATAGTAAAGGCCAGCAAAATGCACCTCAAGAAACGGAGATTGAAAGTTATGTCATCGGAGGAATCAAACAAGACGTTGAAGCAAACACCTTCGCAGGATTCTCCCTCTAGTGATGAATGCTATAGGGCAATCCTAGATGCAGCAGAACATGGTTGGGATGACCTTTTGGATAAGGCAGACCAACCAGCAAACCCTTTCGCAGAAGAACTTTGGTTAATGGAAAAGAAAAAAGCACAGCAACAAAAAGAAACTGATGACATCATTGTCAATATGGATGGTGGTGTTGGTGGTAGTTGGCAAACAGTAGAAACCCCTGAAGAACGTAACACTCGTCATAGTGTTGACAAGGGTCAAGAGTTTATCAAAAGTGGTATGACTCTTATCACAGACGTTGATAGTGAAAAGTATCTCAAATCATCGGCACGATCATCTGAGCAATAGTTGTGCTATAATATAAATATAAGTGACAGCGTAAGTTGTCATTTACGTTCATCCCTTCGGGGACGCAAGTAAGTCGCGGAACGGAGCCGTTCATCCCATGCTAGAACTATTATTCTATACATCACTCTCATGTGCTCAAGCTGATGCAATTATGCTTCGGATGAGAACAAACGAGAATATTCCTCCTGAATATAAGGTGGAATTGATTGAGGTCATGAAGGAGTCAACTCCTGATTGCTACCCATGGGACGCACACGACTGAAGGAACGGGGGAATAAACCACCCTATCTTCAGGAGTACCTACAATGAACACACTCACCCTAATCAAGAAGCAGATCCAAAGAGCATCTGCACTGCATGACGCACAGATTACACACACTTCATATCGTGGTGTTGAGTATTCTACTCGTTGTGTAGAAAACAAAGAATCACATGGCACATTCTGCTATCGTGGTCGTACTTATAGCAAGTAATCACATCTTGATTTCATAACAAAGCACCCTTAGGGGTGCTTTTTTGGTATAATAAATACTGACAACCTATACAGGAGAGTCATGAAACTTTTTCTGGACTGTTCTGACCCAGAACTTATTTCTGCTGCCTATGAGACAGGATTGATTGATGGAGTTACGACAAATCCTAGTCTAATGTTGAAAGCAGGAGAGGATCCTAAGCACATTATCAAAGAAATCTCAGCAATCTTTCCATGGAATTCTTCAGTATCTGCTGAAGTAGTTGGAAATACTGCAGAAGAGATGCTTGATATGGCACAGGAGTACCTGGAGATCGGACCAAACATTACTATCAAAGTTCCCTGCACAGTAGAAGGACTGAAAGCATGTAGAGAACTAGCAAACGATGATGTTCAAGTAAATGTCACATTAATTTTTAGTACAGCACAAGCAATCCTTGCTGCTAAAGCAGGAGCAACATATGTTTCACCTTTTGTTGGTAGAGTATACGACCAGCACTGGAATGGAATCTATTTGATTGAACAGATTGCAGATGTATTTGCAACTCATCAAGTTAAGACGAGTGTTCTTGCTGCATCTATCAGAGATCCTATTCAAGTAACAGATGCCTTTAAAGTAGGTGCTGATATTTGTACAATCCCATTACCTATGTTCTATCAACTCTACAAACATATTCTTACCGATAAAGGTTTAGAACAGTTTGATAAAGATTGGACATCACTACAAGAGAAAATCTAATGCCTAGGTCACAAATGTTGAAGATTGATATGGAAGCTCGTCTCCATAAACTGAAGACAGAGTTATATGAAATGGAAAACCATACAGGCAAAACTGGTCAGTGGTGTGATGGTGCTCATTATGCATACAATGAAGTCTTAAAAGTCCTACAAGAATATCGAGTATGAATAAAAACAATTTAAAAGTCTTGATACACGATCTTGAAGTTGCTCTATACGAACTCAAGGCAGAAGTTTACTCCGATACAGAATCTTACCTAGATAGTGAGAATGTGAGACGAGTACACACATACGATGACGACGGAGAAACCGACTGATGAAAAAGAAATTGATTATGAAAACCCCTGGATTTATGATGGACAACCTTTTCTATCTAAAGACATTAACGATTATTATGGGTTTGTCTATTGTATTACAAATAGCCTCACTGGGAAGAGATACATCGGCAGAAAATACTTTCAGCAGTTACGAAAGCCTAGAACTGGAGGTAGGAGAGTTAAATCTGAAAGTGACTGGAAACGTTACTACGGAAGCAGTGCTGAATTATCTGAAGAGCGGAAGCGGTTCGGGAATCTTGCCTATAAACGGGATATAATTAGCCTACATAAAACCAAGGGACTCACAAACTTTGAAGAGACCCGACAATTATTTCTCAATAATGTACTTACGGAGGCATTTGACGATGGCACACCAGCGTTTTACAACTCAAACATCCTTGGCAGGTACATGCGTAAAGACTATTTCAAAACTGGCACAACCGATGCTTGACGCTCGCTGATCCGTCTGGTATAATTACAGGGTAGTCACGAGATTCCTCCAATGAACACCGAGTTCTACGAACAGCAGCAAGAAGATGCCAAAGACGTGCTGATGGATTTATTCATCGATCAGTTACATGCTTATGCTGAGTTGCAAACTGAAGAGGATTTTGAACTTACTACCACTGGGTCAGTAGCTCAGATGGATAGAGCAACTGCCTTCTAAGCAGTCGGCCACAGGTTCGAGTCCTGTCTGACCCGTTGCCCTTCGGGGCATATGGTCTACCAGAGGTAAAGCATATGACTACAACACAGAAGTTTTCTTCCTGTCTCGACATCCTTTCGGAAGCAGTTGACAGACAAGTAACACTTGACATCGAGTACCCTATTCTTTATAATACCATTTTGAAATTTTATGAGGAGAAAGGTGTTGATTTTTACGGTGATGTAGATGAGGATTATGATATCCTCTTAACCAAACTTGAACAAGACTTATATGATGTTACAGCAAACGCTTGAATCTATTGCAAAGAATGAACTCTACATGGGGTACATCTTTGGTATTATGATCTTGGGTGGTTTCATCCGTGATTATTCTGCGTTGGAGGATATTTATTCTTTAGCAAGGAAGTATATTACAGATAATCGTATCCTGGTTATCATTACTTCCTTACTTGGAGGTATCCTTCCCATCCCTGGACGTGTAGCATTGTCTGCACCACTCCTGGATGGTATTGCACCACGAGATAAAGAACGCCGTTCTGATTTTGGTGTGATTGATTACCTATCAGTCCACCATTACTACTGGTGGTCTCCACTAGAGAAGACCGTCGTCCTTCCTATGGCAGTGATGGGTGTATCCTATGGAACATTCCTAGGGTATACTATTATTCCTTTGCTTATCACCCTGGCATATACCTGGTGGTATATCTTTACTAAGGTTCCTGCATCATCTGTTGTCCCTAATCTAGAGTATGTTCGTGAGTTCAACTGGCGACGTGCTCTTACTGGATGGGCACCACTCATTGCTACTGTGATTCTTCTATTGAATACAGGTAAGGGTGGAGCAATCTTCTTCTTCCCTTGGTTCCTTGGGATGTCAATCTATTATTCTATTGTGTTTAAAGATTGGAAGTGGGGCAAGTGGTTGGATGGTAAGTTTGCCATCATTGCTACGCTTGTTCTTGCCCTTGGCGGGGTGGTAGGACTGGTCAAAGGACCAGTCATGGAGTATCTCAACGCAGCAACGCCTGGGATGCTTATACCTGCCTCTCTGGTGGCAATGGTTGCTGCTTACATCATGGGTTCATCTAGCAAGTATGCTGGCATGACCTCTGCTCTGGTAGCGATCTTCGGTCCTCAATACTTGGTATGGTTTCTCTGTACTGAGTATTCAGGATACCTTATCTCACCCGCTCACAAGTGTCTCATGATTGGTCAGCAGTATTTTGGTACACCAATTCGGAAATACTACGTTGTGCTTTCCCGATTATGTGCTATACTAGTTGGGTACGCAGCACTCGTCACCTTCGTCCTATGAAAACACTCCCTCAAGTTCTTCTTGAACGCTCTCCTTATCGGTATGTCTCTATAGGAGTGTTAGAAAATGGGTTCCCTGATTACCGAATCCAAAAGTTTGATGAGTGGACCAAGCGTTATAGAGACATGTATCTCTGTGACAATGGTATGCAAATCACCACTGCTATGGAAGACTTTGAATACACCAAATGGTTAGACCCCGAAGGTGTCCCTTGCTATGTCAGAGATAATGTCGTCCGCTGAATTAGTCCCCCTATTCTCCACACCCGTATTCAAATCAACTTGCTATTGTGCGGTAAGTGAGGATGTTATTAGGTCACAGACTTATGAAGCATACCCTGACGGCACTGGTTACTCCAGTCAAAATACAAAGATCCTTCTATCAAAACCATTTAAAGATCTTAGAAACGAGATAGAAGAGCATCTTAAAGTATATGTCTTTGACACACTCAAGGTAGGACAAGGTAAGATAGTCCACACACAATCATGGATCAACTTACATCGTCCTGGGAATTATTCACCCAAGCATTTTCATTCAAATTCATGCTATAGTGGCATCGTTTATTTGAAGGTCCCACCCAACGGTGGTGGTATTATCTTCTCTAAACTAAACACAGCAATGAATATCATCGCACCAACTCATAGTGAGATGAATATCTTTAACTCAGACAGATGGGGATTTGATGTAGAAGATGGAGACATCTTCCTCTTTCCTTCTAACCTCATACACTCTACAGATATAAATCATTCAGAAGATGATCGTTTCTGTCTTGCCTTCAACTATTTTTTAGAGGGCACACTAGGACAGCATACAGGACAAGTTACTATTCGTATCAAATCATGACCTCTTATCAAAAAGCAATCAAAGCACTCGAAGAATGCGTCAAAGACGCTATGGAAAATGATGTTGACCCTGGTCTTCAGATGGAAATCTGGCGTCATTATCAGGGTGTAAAAGCAATCCAGCGCCAACTTCCTAAAGAGAATAACCTCTCATTTAAGTTGGATGGTATTGATCGTGTGATGGAAATGTATGACTCTCCTTATACTACTCAAGCAGCACAACCTGTTGACGTAGGACTGGGAGGATTTGGTCAGGGAACTGATGTGATTACATTCTCCTAGTCTTTGCCAATAGACTTTAAACTGGATGGTTTTTTGACTGTATGACAGTCGCATATAAGATAACCAGTTTCTTTATTTCTTGCTTCAAAATAAAGTGGCGTGCATGACACCTCTATCGCAGGACCCATATGGGTCCTTTTTATTAACTATGCATTTTCTATTAGACCAAGTTATACTCGTTGCTCAGATAGATTCTGAAGCGTTTCAGGAGTTGTCTGACCATGCTTATGATGCATTGGAAAGAAAGCATCCTTTAAGGGATGACCCTTTAGTATCTCTCAAAGAAGAATACCTACTAGACATCCCTCATAAGTTTGAGGAATGGATAGCAAAGACTATTGATAGTCAATTTAATTTGCATAAAACAACTAGTGGGATTTATGGTGTTGACCACACAAAACTAAAAATGAAAGGTCTTTGGGTAAATAGAATGCATAAGGGAGATCAACATTTTCCTCATCAGCATGAGAGTTCTTTCTACTCTTTTTCTGCTTACATTAAGACCACTGCCGATGATGCTACATTCTTGTTTATTAAGAATGACCAGGGACAACCTGTTAACATTGGTGAAGAAAGTATGGGACATATTCTCATCTTTCCATCAACGTTAGTTCATACGGTTTACCCAAAGCAAACTGACGGTGAGCGCATATCTGTGTCAGGAAATATCATCATTGATGCTATTGATGCTTGACAAAACTATAGATTTGCTATATAATTATGTAATAGTTCTTTACAAAAGGAAATGACCGTAACAACAGAAGACGGCGGACGCACAAATATGTTCGCTTCAGAACCTACCATGTACATGACCAAAGAATCACTTGACAGATATGGTATTGAGACCTATGCTGAAAGAGCAGAAAAACTAAATGGTCGTACTGCTATGCTAGGATTTGTTGCTGCAGTAGTTTCTTATGCTACAACAGGCAGCGTATTCTTTTTTGGTGCCTTCGGCATCTAATCAATTAAACTCTATTTAAGGACAAAACAATGAACGAAAACGCAGAACGCATCAATGGTTGGGCAGCAATGCTCGGAGTCGTCGCAGCACTCGGTGCTTATGCCCTGACAGGACAAGTAATTCCAGGTATCTGGTAATTAATAATCTAATAAATACATTTTTGAGTACAATCAATGCCTACTGATCTCTATCAAGACATGGAAACACTCAATGCTCTTTACGAAGAACTTTGTTGGGATCCAGAAAAACCTTTAGAGTTTAAGGCAGATTACGAAAATGATCAAATCATCATAAAACTCAAAAGAGACTAAATAAAAACGTATCGTCGTCGCTTATGACAGAGGGGTAACTGGCCACTATCAGTTGACACCCCTCTTTTTTGTATGCTATAATAAATGGGTAGATATAATGAAGATTATGCAGTTTACAATTCTAGGAGTCGCAGGTCTCGCTGCCTTTGCAGCGTATGCACCAATGACTGCCCCTCCAAAGGTTGCAGAGGCAGTAGAGATTCCCGTAGAGGTTCGGGAACCCATATGGACATGTCCTGAATGTACTCCTAATGAACAAGTTGTGCTAGCAGCACTACAGGAGCACACCAAGATTACTGATAAGAATGCTCTCGCTACGCTGATGGGAAATATTCAGCAAGAGAGTAAGTTCATCCCTAACATCTGTGAAGGTGGTGCTCGTGTCTCCTATGAGAACTGTTTGAAAGGAGGATTTGGTTTGATTCAATGGACTTCTATCAATAGGTATAGAGGACTTGGAAACTTCTGTGCTAAGTTTGCATGTGATCCTAGCAGTTTGGAGGGTCAGATTCGTTGGATGATTAACGAACCTATCTTCCAACGCTATCTTCCTGAGTTTGAGGGTCGTGGTCAGTCCATCGCTCAATACATGGTTCCTGCCTACTACTGGTTGGGATGGGGCATTAAAGGCAACCGTGAAATCTATGCATACGATTACACCAAAAAAATGATTCTAGTATGACTTATCCAGCAGCAAAATTCTTAAAAGATGATCCCTGGTTTGGACCAGCACCATTTTCTGATAAGCAGCAAGAATATAAACTTGCATATGCTGCATCAGTAGCAGACAATCAACTTCTATATGATGGTGAGGTCTTAGGTTCTACAAACGAGATGCATGAGTTAATGTATCGTATTGCTACTAAGAGCAATAAGACTACGGTACAACTCAATCCAGAACCCAGTGGCATTGGGGGTTCTGAGAACTTTCAATGCGGTCCTGGAGGTTGGACATCTGGTGTTGGACTCTCCCAATTTGCTGGTTGACAG